GTGAAAAGTCCACAGGTGTAATGTCACACTTAAAGACCTATGACGCATCTTCATTGGCTTATCGTCAAGGAACTACTCGTCGTGGCTCTTATGCTGCATACTTGCGCATAGATCACCCAGACATTATTGCTTTCTTAGAAATGCGCAAGCCTACCGGTGATCAGAACATGAAAGCACTAAATCTCCATCACGGTATCAACATACCTGACGCATTTATGGAGATAATCGAAAAGTGCATGTTAGACAATCACTTTGACGATAGTTGGGAACTTAAAGACCCGCATTCTGGAGAAGTTCGTGAAGTTGTATCGGCTCGTGAACTATGGCAGAAAATCCTTGAGCTTCGCATGACGACTGGAGAACCTTATCTACATTTCATTGATGAGTCCAATCGTAAAATGCCTCAATGGTTAAAAGATAAAGGTTTATCAATTAAGCAATCGAATCTTTGCTCAGAAATCATTCTACCAACAGACGAGAATAGAACAGCTGTTTGTTGTTTATCTTCTGTTAATTTGGAGTACTACGATGAGTGGAAAACTGACAAGCTATTTCTCAAAGATATCGCAGAGATGCTCGACAATGTACTACAGTACTTTATCGACAATGCACCACCTACCATCTCGAGAGCAGTTTACTCTGCTCGCAATGAGCGTAGTATTGGTATTGGCGCTTTGGGTTGGCATGCTTATCTTCAACGAAACAACATTCCTTGGGAATCTCCAATGGCTATTGGAAGAAATAAGCAGATATTCTCCCACATTAGGAGTTCGCTAGATGAAGCGAATAAAGTTCTTGGACAACAACGTGGTGAAGCTCCTGATGCTGCTGGCACTGGTAATCGCTTTAGCCACCTCATGGCAATCGCTCCTAATGCTAGTAGCAGTATTCTTATGGGCAACACTAGTCCATCAATAGAGCCTTATCGTGCAAACGCTTATCGCCAAGATACTCTTAGTGGTTCGCACTTCACTAGAAATCGTTATCTCGATGCTATCGTCCGTAAGGAAAAGCCAGAGCAATACGATGAAGTGTGGTCAAGTATTATCGCTAATGATGGCTCTGTCCAACATTTAGATTGGATGGATGAGTGGACTAAAGACGTCTTCAAGACCTCCATGGAAATCGACCAACGATGGGTTGTGCAACACGCAGCGGATCGCCAAGAGTACATCGACCAAGCACAGAGCTTGAACGTATTCTTTAGACCAGACTCGCACATTAAGTACATCCATGCGGTTCACTTCCAAGCTTGGAAACAAGGACTTAAAACAATGTATTACTGTCGCAGCGACAAGATCGCTAAAGCAGATAAAGTAGCCAAGCGCATCGAGCGTGAGGTTATCAAAGAAATAAACTTACACAATTTAACCGAAGGCGGTGAGTGCCTAGCTTGCGAAGGATAGCATGAAACTTAAACTAAACAATGAACGCAGTTTTTTCAAGCCATTTAATTATCCATGGCAATACGACGCTTGGTTAAAACACGAACAAGCGCATTGGTTACACACTGAAGTGCCTATGGCTGAAGATGTAAAAGATTGGAAGCGTAAACTGTCAAACGAAGAGAAACACTTCTTGACCAACATCTTCCGTTTCTTTACACAAGGAGACATTGATGTAGCAGGTGGTTATGTTAATAACTACATCCCTTATTTCCCTCAACCAGAAACTCGGATGATGCTACTTGGTTTTGCTGCTCGTGAATCATTGCACATTGCAGCGTACTCACACCTTATCGAAACATTAGGAATGCCTGAGTCAACCTACTCAGATTTTCTAGAGTATCAAGAGATGAAGGATAAACACGACTATGTTTTAGAACTAAGCTCCAAGAATGGAACTCTAGCTTCTACAGCCAGTCACATTGCTGTATTCTCTGCCTTTACAGAAGGAATGCAGTTGTTCTCATCTTTCATCATGTTATTAAACTTTCCGAGACACGGTCTCATGAAAGGGATGGGTCAAATCGTCACTTGGAGTATTGTTGATGAAACAATGCACGCTGAGTCTATGATAAAGCTCTTCAAAGAGTTCGTTAAAGAAAATCCTGAGATATGGAATGACGAACTTAAATCTAAAATCTACTCTATTGCAGAGAAGATGGTAGAACTTGAAGATAAGTTTATCGACCTATCGTTTGCGGGTAGTGCTATGCGCGACCTCACAGCTGAAGAAGTTAAAGAATATATTCGCTACATTGCGGATCGTCGCTTGATTTCTTTAGGCTTAAAAGGCATCTTCAAACGCAAGAAGAATCCTCTTCCTTGGGTTGAAGAAATGATCAACGCACCAGTACATGGCAACTTCTTTGAGAATCGGGTAACCGACTACGCCAAAGGAGCTTTGTCTGGCACATGGAACGATGTGTGGGGTAAAGCAGCATGACACGTGAAGTGTATATAGGTAAAGATGTTGTCCTATCAAATAAAAAATTTAATGCAGACGAGTTCTATTTTGTATCGGACTCGCTCGCTCTAGTAATCGTATCATCGGGTTGTGGTGTTTATGCCGACGATGATAAAACACAACTCGAAGGAGAAAATAATGTTAGTTTTTACACTCAAGCCAACTAAGTCTGGCACAAACAAATATGAGGCAGGTCAGTTTATCGACATGTCAGATACTGATGGCAAAGCTTTTGTTACAGCAAACAATGGTGTTGATGGTTCCACAATGGACCCAATCGCTGTTACCGCACTCATGAAGCCTAAAGCTGCTCCAGTCGCACTACCAGCATCCGCTAAGATGGACTTTGTATTTTCAGCTCCATCTAAAATCGCTGCAGGCGCAACTGCTGCTGCTTTAACTGCTTCTGTAACCAAAACTCCAGCTGCTGCTGGTCAGACAGGTGTCATTACGGTTACTGGTGGTCCAGCTAATTCTGCAGGTACAATCGTTGTTGTTATGGCGATTGACGGTGCTGCTGATGTTACCTACACAGCAAATATTCCTAAAGGAACTACAGCTGCTCAAGCTGGTGGTTTAGTAGAAGCATCTTTTACACCGAAGACAGGTTTCACATCTGCAACAAGCGGTCCAGGTGCAGTAACAATTACGCCTAATCCAGCAACTAAGAACATTACCAAATTCACAGTAACCGTAACAGGTACTGCCTAAATATTTGACTTGAAGGGAGGTACCTTATGGGTATCATCGATAAGATTTTCCGTAAGGAGCGTGGTTACTCTCCAGGTGGTAAACCGTATTTGAATCCAGACGTAGCTGCTGCTGTTAGCTTATATAAACGTGCGCTAATGGCAGTTCCTACAAAACACATCAAGAGAAATCCTGATGGTGCTGGAATTGAGATTGACATTACGTCACCTTTGAGCCAAGTTGTTAACAGACCCAACCAATACATGAGCTGGTCTGAACTTGTAGGTGTTATTGTCGATCAACTTTTAAATAAAGGTGAGTTTGCATGTTACGTTGAAGAGGGAGACCTTTACAACGACGATATGGATGTAAGAACTACTATCCATCCAATTAGCGACTTTACTATGGTTGCTGTTGAGAATGGCGAGATCTTTTACAACATTACCTTCTCTGAAGCTAATAAGCAATACCAAGAAAAGTGGAAAGAATATCTCGATGAGAAAGGTAGACTTTATATTCCACAGCGCAATATAATTCACGGTCGCTTTGAAGTTGATCCTAGGAACCCTTTGAGAGCCTTAGCACCGTTATCAGCCTTTGCCAACTCTATTGGTCTTGGCTCGACACTGAGAGCTGGTCAAGAAGCGTTCCACAATAACAAGGGACAACCTTCAGGAATCATCTCTACGGATCAGACATTAAATGCTGAGCAAGCCTCACGCTTACGTGAGCGCTGGAATGAGATGTCCCAGAAAATGCGTAATGGAGAGACACCAATTCTTTCTAATGGTTTACGCTGGCAGTCTACATCTGTATCTGCTAACGAAGGACAAGTAATTCAGTTACTAGGTTTCACAACTAAAGATATTGCTAAAGCTTTTGGTATTCCTCCGATTCTCTTGGGAATCAACGAGGGTATGACATATGGAAATCTTGAGCAATTACTCTATGGCTGGAGAACCACTGGTTTGTTATCAGTTTGTATCTGCATAGAACAAGCATTTGAATACACATTTAAGCTAGCTAAACATGAAGAGCTCGTTTTTGATATTGGTGACTTGGCTCGTGCCGAGGCATTACATCAAGCTGACACTCTTACTCGTTTGGTTCTTAACGGTATTATTAAACCGAATGAGGCTCGTGCTAGGTTGGAGTTAGCACCAATACCTGGTGTTGCGGATCAATTAGTTTCTCAACAACAAGTACAACCGATGCAACAGAATGCAGATCTTGCCATGCGTGCAGCAAATCGTGAAGACGAAGTTGCAGCTGCTCGTAAAGAGTCTGCTGACAAGAAGCCTGAGCGTGATCCTGATGAAGCTGGAAATCTTCCAGATCAATTAGATCCAAAGAAACCTCAAGAGGATAAACCTGAAGAGGAAGAGAAGTCAAATAAGAAAGTGGACATTGAAACACTAGACCTTATGTTAAAGGGTGTGTTTAGATAGACCCCATCTCAGAGAGCATCGAAAGGTGTTCTCGAGGATTGTGTTTATCACATCAATGGTATAATCAAAGTCGCTACTGACACAGGAGATTTATATGGAATTTGAAAAGAGTCTAGTACATTTAGCAACACAGATCAAGAACTGGTCTGATGAAAAATTTGCTAAACTAGAACAAGAACAATTACAACTTAAGCTAGCCTTAGCATCTGTTGAGACTAAAGAAGGTCCTAAAGGTGACCAAGGTCCTCAAGGAGAAAAAGGCTTAGAAGGAGCTCAGGGAAGAGACGGAATCGACGGCAAGGACTCGTCCGCTGAAGATGTAGCATCTCTGCTGAAATCCAATGAGGAGTTCCTGAAAGCTATAAAAGGAGTTAAGGGTGAAGATGGTAAATCTGTAACCGTTGACGAAGCTGTAGGTTACCTTATTTCTG